GCTACCAACTGTTCAAAGGCTACTGCGGCTGACACCCCAGTTGGCGCCCTACCAAGTAATGCTTCCTGTGCAGCCCCAACGTCTTGCAGGTATCTCTGTAAGTTAGCAATCTGATTAAATGGGGTCGAACTCATTGGTTTAATATCCATTTGTTCAAATCTATACCCCCTAGTTACTTTGATTATCTGTCCGTTTTCGTTTGTTATCGCTTTTACTTTTGCACCTTTATCCATTAAGTACTTACCCTTAGAGAATATGTTATTAAACTCTAATACGTTTCTTTCTAGTTGGTTAAGTGCTTTGTTTAATGGAACAATATTCTTTACCCAACCCTCTGAGTAAATCTCGTGTGGGTTTATATCAGGTTGATAAAGTACAAAAGGTAGTTTATTAAAATCAGTTACTTCATTTCTTAGTAATTGCCCGTTACAGGTAGTAACAACCCTTATTCCTTCCTTGTCCTTCAACCACATTTCATGTAAAAGAACCGTGTCAGCCGTTTGCTGGTTTTCGTTCTCTCCCATTAACTGTTGTTTATACTCGCTTTCACTAAACCTTCTGTCGCCAGATTTTAAGTCCTTTGTGTTCTTATAAAGAGGGTTGTTCTTAACGTCTTCTAATGCTTTCCTAATTACCTTTACAACATACCTAGAATCGTCCAACGACGTTGCTACCGGGTCAAAATATGTATCAAATGGATCAAGTGTTTCTATCCACATACCATTATCACTATCCCACCCGTACTGAAAAATACCAATTCCGTAAATCAAACCAAACGTAACGGCTTCCTTTACCTTCTGATTCATTTTAAGTTTATCGTACATATCGGCAATAAACTTACCTAGAACCCTTAAATTCTCCTCTTGCCCGTCTACATAAGGTTTAGCATCTACATCCCAAGTTGGCTGATTCTTTAATACAGAATTTCTTACAGCTCTAATGGTTGTATAAACCATATTCACGTAAAACTTCAATGGGTCTTGTTCGTTCCAGAGTATTCTTCCGTTCTTTACATCATACCTAAGGTTCTGCCAACCTTTGTAGTAAGCCATGTTTATCATCCATTGCTTTTCTAACTTGGTAGCCCTTGAATTTTTAGCTTCGTTGAAAAGCTTTGACTCTTTGTCAACCCAAAATTGGTTATCAACTCTCTCTTTTACTTTCTTGTCCACTAACTAGGCAGTTAATTTACTTTCCCTCTATATTTATTTTTTCCAAATCCACAATATCTGGATTGTCTTCGTCAATCGCACCCCTCTCGATATTATCCTTATCGTCCACCATTATATATTCAAACTCCTGGATGTCCTTTGCTTTTATCATCTTTACAAGCATTTCTCTCTCTTTTCTGTCCTCTACGATTAGCTTGTAACCCATCAGTACCATACCAATAATAGCCAAATCGGCTGTTATAGATACTAATACCAAAGCAATTTCTGTCATATATATATTATACCATAAAATTGAACAAATTTCTACAACACATCTTTTTCGTAATCCTCCGAATTGTCTATCGTAAAGCTGTCGTCCTCCCAATCATCATCACCGGAATTAAGTACTTGCCCAGGTTCTCGTATTATTTGTCCAGTCTGGTCCCTTTGTACTCTCTCGTACCAATCGGGTCTACTCATAACCACATACCTTAAACTATCAAGTGCGTGGTCAAACGCCTTCTCCGGTTTTTCGTCCTTATTACTCAAATCCCCCTCTTTATATTTCTTCCAGGAGTAGTTTTGGAATTCTCTAATAATATTTGTACACTTTCTAACAATCTGCAACCTTGGTTTGCCAATGATAGGGTCTTTCTTTAAGAGTTGTGTTACCATGTCTATACCAGCCCTTACATCATTATTTCCGGGAATAACCGGTATTCCGTTTTCTCTAAATAATTGTTCAACACTAACTTCGCTTGTTTGGTCTTTACCCTTACTTGCTGGGTCAATTATAAAAGCCTCTATCCTTTTACCCTGTGTGAGCTTCTTAACAGCCTCTACAACCTCCGGTATTGTCTTTTGGGTCTGGTAGTACTCGTCAACCACATAAAGGGTGTGGTCGTAGGTTTCCCTAATTAATGTAACCGCAGTCGGATTTGTATAACCCACGTCTATTCCTACAAAGTATAGGTCGTCTTTATCCCCCTCAACAACATCAACTACATGGTCTTTTTCGTCAAAGTCTGGGTATACAAGACCACTTAATTTTTCAAACGAAGCAAGATACTCCTGCCTAAACATTACCTCTGTTAATTCGTTCTTAGCCTTTTCAACAACCTCTGGGTTAATGTACGGGTTATCAATAGTTCTATACTGCCAGGCATTGTAGTCAGGATTACCCTCCTTTGCTGATTTATAGAATGTGTTATATACCCAATCGTATCCCTGCGGAGAGGTAGTTATCCACGCTATACCCTCTCGATCTGATAATGCCGGGTAGATGGTATCCCATACAAGTTTATGCATGAAACACGCTTCGTCTAACCACAGCCAGTCAAGTCCAATACCTCTTAGTCTGTCTGGGTCTTCGCCCGACCTAAAGGTAATCTCCGAACCGTTAATAAGTGTTAATCTGTGGTCCTGCTTATTCCATTCTTTAATAGAACTTTGCGGAAGCCAGTCCATTATCATTGGAATATTAACATCTTTAAGCATTGGATAAGTAGGGGCAATAATCCAACCCTTAACGGGCCTTCTTTTAACTTGTGCCATCTTCTCGGACTGATACAGGGCTTCAATAGTTCCGGCAATAGATTTTCCACCTCTACGGCCCGCTATTAAACACCTAAATCTGGCGTCCGACTTATGAAACTCGGCTTGGTACTTGTGTGGTTTATATATTTTTTCCAATTATGCTCTGTACTTTGTATAAAATTCTACGGTTTCTTTAATAGCTTCGTCTATATTCTTATACCCTCCAATATCAAACGGGTTTTCTGCAACTACCGTGCTCTTTGGTGTTTCTCCGTCTCTCATTGGCACTTCTTCAATCTCGCCTTGCCCTACATGCTTAATTACCATTTGGGCTATCTCATACACACTTGGAGCAACGCCGGTTCCAGCCTCCACTTTTGTAGCACTTGGCAGTTCTCCACTTGTTATCTTTTCAAGTAGGGTTACTAACACTTTTGCAACGTCTCCGGCATAAACCAAGTCCATATTTGAACAATTATCCTTACCTCCAAATACTTTTAACGGAATCCCATTCAACGCATTATTTATAAATGTTGCCATTATCTTACCGGTATTCTTAATCTTTTGTCTTGGACCAATTGCATTTAATGCTCTAACTACACCAGCCTTTACTCCCCTATACTTCGCATACTTCATTACTTCCCTTTCAGCAGCCATTTTACTATTTGAGTAATTATTGTGTTCAAAGAAGTTTCCTACAGAAATATAAACCATAGGAACATTGGTCTCCTCACAAGCATCAAGAACATTGATAGTTCCCTTTACATTGTTCTCGTACCACAACCAAACATTCTCTGTGTGTCCCGTTCCCAGAATTGCTGCTAAATGAATTACTCCGTCTACTTGTTCAACTAATTTTCTAACTAACGCCTCGTCCCTTATATCTCCGTAGTAAATCTCGTCCGGGATTTCTCTTTTAGTCAGTCCTTCTACCACTCTTTGACTTCTCTGAAGCCCTACTACATAGTACCCCCTATCGTGGAGTTCTCCTACTACGTAACTAGGAATAAATCCGTTCGTTCCTGTAACTAAAACCTTCTTCATTTAATTAAAAAATAAAATTATTTATGAGTGTTTAAAAAGTTATAATAACTATCACTTAACTTCTTTTTACTTAACTTGTTATACCTTTGTAGAATATCCGTTTCGTTTAAAATATAAGCCTTCTGCCCCGGACTGAATGTTAAATGAGAACATAAAACAGGGCTTATTATATTTTTAACGTCGTTTGCAATAGGAAACACCTCTGTTAAAAACTTCTCTTCGTCTAAATCTGTAAACTTACCCTCAAACTGCGCAAAATCCCTTCCAAAGAAACAAAAATTACTAATAGAAAACCTGTGCCCATTACTTAACTCGTACCCAAAACCAGTCCAATCTAAAACCCCCTGTCCGTCCGCTTCTCCTGTGAATGAATAATCTCCGTCGGGCTCTTTTAAGAGTATGTTGTGTATGTACTCTGCAAATTTATCACTATGCCACCCTACTGTATCCATACAATAAGGCTCTTCTACAACCCCAAAATCCTTTCCTATTCTTCCCTCCTGCTGGTGAATATAACTAATAATTGCATTATTCCATATATTACCAAAAATAAGAAAATACTCTGGGTGCTCTAACCTATACTTAACCATCTTTTCAAAGTAATCGTCCTCTAAAAAGACAATATCGTCATCAAACCTGAAATATATAGCATTAGGATCTGTTGTGTACTCAAAAAACCTTCCCGTATTCCATTGTACTGGTCCGTAATCATTGTCTCCCGGTCTATTTACTCTCAACTTCCTAGTCTCTTTTCCCCATTTAACCTCCTGCTCACCCCTCCCTTTGTCCAACATATAAAAGAAAGTGTATTCTTCTGGTAAGGTGTAAACCTTAAACATAGAATCAGCCCTCTCTACCTCGTAAAAATACTCAACATCCTCAGCCATCGGCGTGTTCTGCCATATCTGAACTTCGTCTATTACACTTCTATTCTTTTGGAAATACCTAAAAAGCACCTCTAATGTGTGCTTACGCCCACTTGGAACGAAACATTTTATCTTATATCCACTAATCATTTAATATTTCCTCAAAATATTTTAAGTACTCTTCATGCGTTTTAGCCCCTTTTGACAAGTTGCACCTCTTACATACTAGATGAATATTTGTTAAATTGTTAGTTCCTCCCCTCTTCTTAGGAAGTATATGGTCTATATGAAAACCATCCATTAATGGTTCACGACAATACGTACACACTCCCCCTTGCGAGGTAAATAATATGTCTATATCCTTTGCTGAAAACTCTGTTCCGTTCCTATAATTATAATTCTTAATCTGAAGAAGTCTTTTATTCCTTTCATTCCACAATCTTCTTCTCTCTTTTATCCTCTCTGAATTACGCTTTCTATACTCTATCTGATATCCTCTATTGAGTAGGTTCGCCTTCTTCTGCCTCTCTAATTCTTTTTCTCTATTCTTTAACCTATACCGAGTCTTTATGTCTAATCCAAACCATGCGGAATTTTTTATAACCTCTAAACCCTCTATCATATCCTCGTTAACTATATTATCCCCACCTTAATCCCACAAATGTATTATATCACAATATATAAT